CCGCTATTGGCAGAACGAATGATAGTCCAAACTGCTCATTTCTCATGGTGAACACAGAATCCACACACCCACAAGCCCGAAGGCTTGTTGCCGGAACAAACATTACACTTACAGACGGTGGGGCGGGTGGCGACCTTACTATCGCCGCAAGTGGAGGCGGTGGCGGTGGTAGTGGAACAGTCACAAGCGTAGCAATATCGGGTTCAGATGGTATTGAAGTTGATTCCGGTTCTCCTATTACAACAAGTGGCACTATCGCTCTTGGCGTGGATGCACCTACTCTTAGAAGTCATATTAATGTTGAAGATGGGGCAGATGTGACCGATGCTACTAATGTTGCTTCGGCAGGCGCAATTATGGATTCTGATTTTTCTGCTAATGGTCTAATGGAAAGAACAGGTAGCGGTAGTTATACAGTTAATACAGATATAATACAAACTGAACACTTAGCCATAGATTACGCTACCGGATGGTGGACTTTTGCAGTAGTAAAAGGATGGGATGCTTTAGGTGGTTCTTCAAGCCAAAGGGCTATGTCACAATTTTACATTCAAGATAAACGGTCATCAAGACATAGAACCGCACGAATAGAAGCAAGTCATCAATTTGGTGTTGATGGTTCTAATTCCCTTACTTGTTTTGCGGTATCGGGGTATGGTAATGAAATCCCTTTTACTGAGTTTAGAATTAAAGAAGGTAGCACATATGATGGGGCGGCGTTGCAGATTTACATTTCTAATAGTCTAAACGACCTTAGTTTGCACATGATATTTAACTTAGGAACAGGTGACGGTTGGACTTTACTTTCAACTATGCTCGCTGATTCTGATACTGCGGGTCATGATGCACTTCTTGGTGATACAAGTCGCACTTATGTTGATTTTGCTACAAGTATGACAGTTAAGAAAACTTTAGACATAGAAGAAATAGGGTTTGTTGATGCTAATTCCGGTGGAGGAATTGCTACAACAGGTGGCTTAGTGGTTCAAGGTTCAGCAAGAGTAGCCGGAACATTTAGACAAGGTGTGACAAACGCAGTATTAGTTGCTGATGCTAACGGAGATTTAACGGCGGCTTCGACTCTTGCTGATGTTGCTTATTTACAAGCAGGACAGGCTGAAACTGATATTTTTACACCAACCATTTCAGCCCCTTCATGGGCGGCTCCTCCCCCTGCTAATATTCAAGAAGCAATAGAAAGATTAGCAAATGCTCTTGCGCCTTTGGTGGGCGGAATAATACCGTGAGGTGAATAAAATGACAAGATGTAAAATGTTAGATAGTTGGTTTGACGCAAAGTCAAAAGACTTAGACAAAGCAGAGAAAGAGCAAAAGAAAGATTTGATTACAGGTGAAAAGCATGACTGAAAAAAGAAGAGGAAAAATAGTCTATATTCCCCCAGAAAAATGTTACACTAATATAAAGATTGAAGAAACAGCGCATGGCTACCGATTATACAGGGATGGTGAAACTCGTCATTTTGCGATAGTGCCAACTTCAAAAGCAATAAGTATAGAATACAAGGAAGATTGATAAAATGGATATAGAAACATTAGGAATTATAGGCGCAATAGGATTGTTTGGCGCAGGTCTTGCACTAAAGTATTGGAATAAATTAAAACCAAAACTTGATGCGGCACTTGAAGACGGCCAATTAACTCTTGAAGAAGCAATGGAAATAGTTGAAGAGGCTAAAGAAATTGTTGAAGAAGTAAAGTCGTTGCCGTCATACTCTGCTATGAAAAAAATGCGCAAATCAGAAATTATGAATCTTTGCGCAGAGCATGGAATTGATACTAAAGGAACAAAAGATGAATTGATTGCTAAACTAAAAGAAGTGGTGAAGTAAAATGGCAGATATGTATTGCAGTGTGGCTGATGTTGGTTCCCGTATTGGTCTTGATTCTGCGCAAAGAACCAGAGCAGAATCTCGGATTGAAAGACATATTAGACAGGCTGCAATTTACATAGACCAAACATTTTCAGAATATGGTCGTGATGAACCAACCGAAGATATAGCAAGCAATAGTTTAGATGGTGCAATAAGCGCAAATGCAACAACAATTACACTTAATGATGCTTCAAGTTTTTCAACAAGTGGCTCTGGTAGTATTGACGGAGATTCATTTAGTTGGACTGGTAAATCAAGTAATGATTTAACAGGATGCACAGGTATTTCATTTGCGCACCATGACGCAAGTCCCGTTTATGAAGGTGAGTTTGCGCATATTCTTAGAGAAGTTTGCGCAGATTTGGCAGCAGCACAATATCTTGAAGATGAAGGAACACATCAAACTGGCGCAGATGGTGGTTTGCGTGGAAAATCTTTACGCATGAGAGGCGAACACTGTTTGCGTCGTCTTGCGCATTCTGGTAAAGCGTGAATAAAATGTCTGTAAAAACTGCAAGAGGAACATATGCGTCTTTTGAAATTACAAAAGATGATAAAAACCTAAAAAAAGCAATACAGTTTTTACAAGATAAAGGCGAATCAAGAATGGATGGATTTATGAATCAAGTCTTAATAGAAGAAACAGAAAAAGTTAAAGAATTATTAAAATCAAAAGCAGGTAATCTTGCTTCTGTTAGAACGCCTGCATGGGGTAAATATGGCGCATCAAAAAATATTTATGTAAAAGTTGCTGATGCTTTGAAAATACATAAGTATAAAAAATTAGAGTATGCTGTTCATACAGGAGAAACAATTGCTGATGCAGAAATAGGAGTATTAGGACAAAGAGGTGGTCGAATAGCACATATTATTTCAAAAGGTATGAATCCTTTCAGATATGCAAGCAAATTACCTGCTCTTGTTATGTCAAGCACTCGATGGTATAAGGACACTGGCGCAAGAAGTTGGATTTCAACAGGTATGATGATGAGAAGATACCATCCGGGTTTTCATGATACAATTGATTTTATAGGATTAATACAAAGTAAAGGAATTAAAAGTATGTTAGATAATACACCATCAAATGTAATATATCCCGCAGCATTACAAGCAGGTTTCTTTATACAAGATATTGCGCAATCAGCAGGTAAAGGTTCGTTACCAAAAACTAAAGTTGGTGGAACAGGAATAAAATCAGCAAGAGGTTAGTATTATGACAGTATCAAAACAAACAGATTATTGGACTTCAAGATTAAATGGGCATGACCCTACAAGTCCCGTTGGAGATAATAATACTGCGTGGGTTTTAGATAGTGGCAACGCAGGTGATGGCGTTTCTCAAAGTGGTTACTGGCGAATATCATCAAGTAGCGGAGGTCAATTTTGGAAACAAACAGTCGCAAATGATGATAATGAATTAACTTTAATGTGCGCAATTCACATGGAATCAACTCCCGACAATGGAGAAGTTTTGATGGCACTTGATAATGGCACACATAGAATTGAAGTGCAAAGTGATGGTAGTCTAAATAAATTAAAATTAGTTGGGGCTACAACAGCAACTAAAAGTAATCTTGATTTAGGTATGGGTGAAGAAGATGCTGTTCCTTGTATTCTTAGATTAACTCTTGATAGTAGCGGAAATGCAAAATTATACATTCGTGAAATAATAGAAGATGATGATGCTACACAACATTATCTTGAAGTTTCTGCGCAAGCATCTTCTGCGCAAGGCGCATTTTTTGGAACAACAACTGGCACAATAGATTTTTACAGTGTTTATTTTACACCACATGGCGCATATTCTCCCGATGAAATGGATATGTCAGATTTTATTTCACAAAGTCTTTTGCGCACAGGAATGAAGGTTGTTGAAATATTACAAAACAGCAATAGACTTTTACTTAAAACTCATGTAAAACCAAGTGGTGTAATTTACGCTTATGACTTATCAAGTGAAAGTATGATAAATAGATTTCCAACTCCATGCGTTCATGTAATGATTCAAAAAGCAGATTCACCAGAATTTCTAACATTAGCAGGCACAAGAACCGACCAAAGATATGAAGTTTTAATATTTGTTACTACAAAAGGAACAAATTATGAAAATGCGTATAGATTAGGTGCAAGTATTCTCGGAGAAGTATTTGATGAACTATATACAAAAACTGGTTTAGAACATGGTGTTGATAGCATTATTGCTTATAACGCAAGATTTGATAGTAAGGTTGATGAAGATGAGCATGTTTGCCTACATACATTAAACTTAACATACATGAAAAAGATTAGAATGTTTTTAAGAGAAGCATAGTTATAAACTTTTGTAGCGCAACCTTCATAAAGCATATATTGCTTCGTATTATTCATGCCAACCCACCATACTCGTTATGTGGCTGCTGGAAAAGAAACAACTTATAATTCTGCTGTTACCGAAGAAGCAGTTGGTGAAGTGGAATCTGAAACCTTTCAACAGTCTTATGATGTAATGAAAAGAAGCGACATGAATTACTACGGTGCTGCAAAAGCAATTGTAAGCAAGAAAATTTCCGAAGGTTCTATTAGCATGGCTTTACAGCCCGACGATTTTACCTTTATGATGCTTCATGGTATTATGGGTAGCGATACCCCCGGCGCAACCCCTGCATCAGATGAAAGAAC